GGTGGTAGAATCCTTTCGTGACTTTCGACCGCGGTTAATTCGAGAGGAGTAGCGGTTAAATGACTGACTCAAATCCGGATGGAGTAGCAGTGCCATTGGTTGCGGCAGATACAGAGCGAAAGCCAAGTCCCTATCCTTACGGAGGGCCAGAAGCATTGCCTCAGGCCGGTGATTTTCAGGGTGTGATACTGGATGTCAATGACCCATTCGAAGCGGCAATGAGTGACCTCATTAGAGTGTACCGTTACCGCCGACCTAATCTTGAGGTCAATGGAGACATCTTCGCAACGTATTTACAGTCCGCACGTTCCCTCGACATGCCACAGTTTGGAGTCCCTGAGGCACTCCTTCACCTATTGCAAAGGGAGCAGGCGAGTATCAATGCTATGCGGAGGCGAGGTACTCTATTTCAAAGAGACAATGATGAGGCTATGGCATGTTATCTTGAGATGGCCTTTAATGCTACCATGTTGTTCGCCTGGATCAAGGGATGGATGCGATATGACTAGCCCCTCAGTAGAATGACTTTACCGTGGCCCGCAGAAGGACCTTATGAAGTAGTCTTACGAAGAAAAAATGGACGCTACGTCAAGTCAGTACCCGCATCATCGAAGTACAACGCGAAAAAGATAGCAAAGAAATGGGACAGGATCTACGATCTCACGTACGAAATTGAAATCGTAGAACGTTCAGAGTGGAACGAGCGAGAGCGAGCGAGCGAATGTTAAAGTTAGCACGAGCAGAGCAAGTAACTATTCTGGCAGCCATTCAACGGTACCCCGACGAGAAACACCTAGGGGGATGGCTCTCCGCATGGGTCAAGGCCCAAGTAGAAGCGGGCACCAGCGCAGGAATCGACATCACATTGATTCCCTTCCCCACTACACCGGGTGAGTACGTCCGTCGAACGGCGGGGGAAATCGCCGAGCTATTCGAAAAGGTTGGTTACGCAGACCTTCCCACTCACCAGAGGAAAGCGGTTCAGAAGTTCCGTAATGCCACGGTCGAGAAGGTAGAAGAGACTGAGAAGCTGGCGGAAAAGCCTGAGTGTTGGTTCGGTGACCACCGTCTTGATGACGATGAGTATGACGAATACCTATGGGTAGTCACGGGGCAATGGAGTAAGGACAACTCCTTCAGAAAGTGGGGCTGTGGAGCGTGCGCTGACCTCATTTACCGCACCCACCCGGAGAGTGAGAAGCATGACCTCGGTGTCTGAGCGCGAAAAGCTTATCATTCCGAAGCGGGACCAATACGCCGCCGTGAGGAAGTTCCGTTACCTTGACGGAGCTTTCATCGGCGACGAGATGGGCGTGGGGAAGACAGTCACCGCAATCGAGCGGGATTTCCAGCTCCGAATCGACAACCCTAATACCAACGCACCGACCCTCATTGTTTGTGAGAAGATCGGACTCGACGTTTGGGAGTACCATCTCAAGGCAATGGGTGTTGCGCCGGGGGAAATTCTAGTCATTGACCCTAAGAATAGGGCAGCGTTTGAAAGCGAGTTGGAAGCACTGCGCGAAGACCTATTCCATAAGCAGGCTCCCGACTACACCTATTACATCATGCACTATGACATCATTCGTTGGATACAGGGTACGCTACTTGCCACTCCGCATCCGATTCGTTGGTTCCATATCATTGCCGATGAGTTCCACTACATTAAGAACCCCAAGGCACAACGGACCAGGCTCTTTAAGAAAATCAAGGCAGTTAAGAAGACAGGGCTGACCGGTACTCCTGCGGACAATATGCCTATAGATATTTGGTCCCTGTTGAATTGGTTGTACCCCCGACAGTTCTCATCGTACTGGAAATGGTACGGCAAGTTCGTAGAGTATGAGGAAAAAGAACGGCACATCTGGGAGAATGGTCGGATGGTCGGCAAGACCGGTTACCGTGAGATGACCGGAGTGAAGAACGTCGACCAGCTACACCGGGAGATAGAGCCATTCTATATCCGTAGGATGCTGCTTGACGTCGAGCCCGATATGCCCGAGAAGATTTACGTCGAGCCACCTGTTATGGTGGAGATGACCCCCTCCCAACGGCGCACTTACAATCAGATGGCAAAGAGATCCATTGCGCGTATTCTGGATATGGAGGGGGACGGTTACGCTGTCATTGCCTCCGCTAAGGTTGCCGTATACACACGGCTACAGCAGATGGCATTGGCTACCCTCACCGCACGCTGGGATGATGGGGAATGGAAAGAGGAATGGGAAGAGGAAGATCCTACCCTCGTTCTGACCAAGCCGTCGCCGAAGCTGGACGCGGTAATGGAAATGATTACCAGTCATGAGGAAGAACCATTCGTAATTTTCACTCAGTTCCGTGGGATGGCGGATCTCATCGAGGAGGAATGTCGCACCGCGAACATATCCGTAGTCAAGATCCACGGAGGAGTAACGTCGCACCGGAACGAACTAGTGCGACGATTCCAAGACGGAGAGGCCCGCATATTCGTAGGCACAATTGCGGCTGCGGGGAAGACAATCACTCTGACTCGCGCTCACCATGCTATCTTCACCGACCTTTCATGGAACCCTCACCGCAACGACCAAGCCGCAGCACGATTGTGGAGAAGGACACAGAGGAATGCGGTGAGGATTTACACAATACAGACGAGGAATTCGATCGATCAGATTCGACTGATGAAGATTAACACTAAAGCTGAATTGGTAGCTGCGATATCCAATCCGGAAGGAAATTCGTGAGCGAGCAAGACGAACGAACCCTTTACGTGGGGGAGCACGTTTCGTGGGAAGCTCAGTGGTCCCATGCCGTCGCCCTTTTCAATAAAGGGTCGAGTGTAATGATTCACGACCACGCAGCGGACGACCGCTGTAGGGCAGATGGAGCACACTGCCGGTGTGGACGGTTGACCGAGGGGACCGATGGACCTACACTGACACTGATCTCCGACAACGAGACCGACAACTAAATGGGTCACTTGTTCTCTCAGCAGCATTTGCGTAAGTAATTGCTCATCCTGAGACAAGCTGTCGGGCGGTTTCCGTCCTGTCACTACCCGGCAGCTCCTTTTAGTCCCCTCCGCATGACAACCTCCCCGTGACTCGCGCGTCTTATACTATAAGACCGGGGGAAAACGGGGAGGTTGTCATGAATGCCGTGAAAAAGATTAGTTTAGTAATCCTTATGGTGTTGGCTATGGTGGGGGTAGGTGTTGTTCTTAGTGCACCTACCAGTGCATCTACCTGTCCAACCGGATGGGGCTCACTACCGAAGGTAAATAGTGTCAGTTCACAGGCACATATCACTGCGGTAAGGGCCGGACAAAACGTTTGTTATGACCGGTTGGTATTTGATATCAACGGATCGAATCCAGGTTGGTCCGTACGATATGTGAACAACGTATTTGCCGAAGGATCGGGCGCAGTATTGCCGGTTACCGGGGGAGCCAAGCTAGAAGTAGTGATCAGGTCACTGAGTGATACGAACCGGATGCCTTCGGTAAGTGGGTTCCGCACATTCCGGTCGGTCGTCTATGGTGGGAGCTTCGAGGGACAGACAACCGTAGGATTGGGTGTCCGAGCCCGGCTGCCGTTCCGAGTCTTTACCCTCACCAATCCCTCACGAGTGGTAATCGACGTCGCACACCAGTGGAATTAGCTTCTTAATCCTTCGGGATTAAGAAAAACGTAGAGGTACACAGGAGCGTCTTGTCAAAAGGGACCGCACCCTCTTTGGTACACTCAAGGGCACGCACTCCTCCCAAAGGATACCCAAGTAATCAGGGCTTTGTTATTCTTTCTTTCCCCTGAGGCGGTATCCCTGCCGGACTCGTTTGTACTGCGTACCTCTACCCTAAAACTTAACAGTTGGAAGGTATCGACGGTGTACCTATAGACTTCGACTGTGGTCTTTAGTTAAAGCCGCTGTAAGGAACGAGGAAACTCGGGCCGTGGGGTGGGATACCGAGTGCGTAGGGGTTAGGCGCACACTATAACTTAAAGTCCTCTTGGAGAATATCCAATAAGCCCACAGCTTCACCTGGGCTACCGGTCGCGCCCAAGGTAGGGGTGTTCGTGAAAGCCTGAGTACAGTTCCCACAGCGCTCAGTCGGAGGACGACAAGCACTGGCGGTAGGATTGCCCGAGGAAAGCGGAGTGACGAGTGGCGTCCGACATGAGTAAGCACGTAATGGTAGCTGCCATGATCCTACCGTCAGCACTAAGATTCCGTCACCAGACGTTACTCTGGATGGACGGATAGGGGAGTGCTAGTCCCTGGTCGGGCAGCCCTTTGTTCACTAGCACTGGTCAGAGGGTGCCCGATTCCATAATTTAATATCGAGAAGTCACCAAGTGAAAAGGTGCTCAGCCGAAGCTGAGCACCCACTTACTTAAGCCGATTCCGTTTTAGACCCGAGATGTTGAGTCGGCTCGCCGGGGGAGGTATGCGTTGGTGTCGCAGACTCCGCATACCTCCCCGCAAGCTTATGAATCCCCCACCCGCAGCCTCTCCTCTATGAAAGGTGGTGATTGATTAAGAGATCGGGCGTTCATGAACGGAAACCCCACCCCCCATTTCCCCTAAGTGGCCGGTGGGGTTTCTGTATTTCTTATGGAGTTTCTGTGGCTACATCTTCCAGCCGAGTAACAAGAGGCTGAAGATTATCAGAGACCTGCTGCAATTGCTCTTGCACCGCAGCGTCTACCTGACCTTGGGCATTAGCAATTGCCGCGTCTAGCTGTGACTTGAGTCCCCGAATATCACTGGCAATATCGTTAGTTGCCTCTTTGGCTGCGGCAATTTGTGCCTTCACGTCATCGAGTGTCGCCATAATGGTATTCCTCATTTCCCTTAGTGCTGCCATAATCTCACTGCGACTAGGAATGTCAAACTCGGTATGCCACCAGCGAGGTTCACCTACCACTGCCGAACCCCTGAAGAACTCCCCTCTCTTTACGAGAGGTTAGCTTGAGAAGGTTCTCTTCGGCAACCGAATCAAGTGGCTGACCCATTTCCAATGCAGCTCGGGCGACGTAGTATTGCACGTCGCCCAACTCTGCGAGAATCAGGGGCACAATTTCGTCGAGGGGGATGTCTCCTCTAAGGTACTTCTTCCATTTGTTGAGGATGGAGCCTGCCTCGCCCGAGAGGGCGACGAGGACATAGTTGATTGCTTCGGGATTACCTGCGCCTGCATGGGGGTAGATGGCGGTGTTGCTGGTTGCGGTTTGGTAGTCGTTGAATTGGATGACAATCCCTCTTTTACTATTTGTGGTTGTGGTTTCGGTTGCGGTTGCGGTTGTGGTTGAGCTGATTGTGACGGTCGGACCCTGGTCGTTACTTTTGGCATTGACTGGTCCGTAGTTACAATTCTAGGCGGAGCTGAGGAGAGCGGAGATGCGTTGGATAGCCGCTGCTCTATTGATCGTGGTCGTGGTCTTTGGGTGGTTGTTTGTGGAATGGTTTGCGTCGACTTATCCGGGGTACTAGAACTAGTCTCAGCAGTAGTTACTTTTGTCGTTGTCGTCGTCGTCGTTGTGGTTTCGGCCGGAGATGTTGTCTCCGTCTCGGACCCCGTATTGCTTGGCGGTGGAGCATCTAGTTTAAAAGCAGCACGTTCCACACAAGGAAACGGTACCGATTGTTCATTATTAGGAAAGGTAGGAAGTATGGGAGTCGGTAGCGGAGTACCGAACTGAGCCTGAGTCAAATAGCTGGCCGTAGCCATTCCCAATAGTAGAGACACAGGAGCCAGCCACGATAGCCACTTGCGTATAGACTGTCTTTCAACTAACGTTAGGTAATTCGTCGGTCGGAGCTGTCGGGGGATCGGACTGGTGGATAGTGGTATCCCCTTGCCCTGCCGCCCTAGTTCTCGATCGTAGATGGCGACCCTTTTCCACAATTGCCCGCGCATATTCTGAGTAATTCCTCAGTATGTCCCACGGTGGACGACCGTTGTGTTGCTCATATAGTCGCCATAACCGGTGAACATTCGAATGGGTAGTGGGGCAGAGGATAACCAGATTCTCTGACGCATCCGGTCCTCCCTCTCCTAAAGGCCACACATGATGCCGATGTAGTTCTAAGGCCCTGGGAACGTGCTTTGAAACACATTTACACTGGTACCTTGGATCATTTCCATCGAGCAAGAACCGACGATCAATTACCATGGGATCCCCTAGCCCTTACATGGTGCGAAGCTGACGTGCACGTGGTCAAAATGGTCTGGCACTTGCCATAGAACAACGGGAGTTGCTCCGAGTGCTGACCGCTGTGAGATCACGTATGCGTACAGCCTGTCACCTAGGGCCTTATCCGTTCCCACGATAAGGTCAATTGCTAATCCCTTAGGATGGCAAGAAGTTGGATTGCCGGATCTATCCCCGACACCCAAGACCGTTTTTACTTGTGGAAATAATGCTAGTATTTTATTACATGCTGCTTTGGGTCCGTCGAGAAGACCGATACTACCACACTTCGGATTGTTTGTCACCCTAGTTTTTGTGGGTAACGGTGTAGTTGTTTGCTTACTCGTTATTGTCTGCCGTAAAGGAGCAGACGAAATAACCCTAGGGATGGGAGTGGGAGTAACCCTAGGTGATTTTGAAGTTGTAGTAGTTGCAGTGGTTGTAGTAATTGAACGAGCCTCCACCACTGCCGATGGAGCAGACCTTTTAACTTCAGGAATGCTGCCGGGTGATGGAGTTAACTTCGGCTTCGGTGCGACCGGTGGGGGTGCCACCGGCCTCACAGCGGCCTCACGTAGCCCCACAGGCTTGATCGATGGGGAGGCTCGGGGTGTTACAGAGGGTCGGGCTCTTGATCTTGATGGAGAGGGAATGCTGTCCTTTTCGGACTGTAATGATCGTTTCTTTTTCTTATGGCTAGTGCTAGTAGGTGTGTGAGCTGCGGAAACGGTGGTCGTAGTGCTGGTAACGACCGCATCGACCGGTGCAGGAACGGGAGCGGGTGTGGAGGTCGCTCCCGTTGGCCTAAGAAAGGCAATACCCAGCACTATTATCGCCGAGAGGGTAAGCCCATAGAGAAAGACTCGTCTGGCGATTGGTACTTTCTTCCGATGCCTACCGCCCATCGCCCATCACTTGCTTTGCGTCTCCAAACACAGCGTCCCACCCTGAGGGAAATCGTATTGAACATTGACTTGAGTAGTCTTACTCTTTAGCTCTCGCCAGGGCCGCTCCGACCTACCCTCGATAACGTTGATTGTCCAGCTCCAATCGTCAATTCCTCCCGCATCTGATTGGGCATAGCAGCGAGCAGTACCCTTGGCGGGACCTTGGACGACAGCACTGAGAAATGCCCTGGCAATAACCATGCTGGCTTCTCCCACGGGACAAATCAAACGGAGAGATCCCTTGCCAGCGGGAACGATAATGTCTTGCATGGAGTTATCCTTTTTCTTTACAGGGGTGACGGGACCGGGGTTGGAGAATCGTGGAATCCTCTTGAGAGGATCACCGAGTAGGAAATTGACTCGATTGCGGAAGTCAACCATATTGATCCCCGCAGGATCAGGCTTCCTACCGTGAGGTATACAGCATTCCTTATGAGCAGTAGCTCGATCAGCTCCGCGACGACAATAGAAAAGGATGGCGGCAACTAGGCGAGGATAGGAATCATTCTGTTCCGGTGTCCAAATGCCGTCGCCATCATCCTCTGCTTCTATGCCTAGGAATTCGTCGTTAAGGTCGTTAAATCCTGCCCATGCAGACGCTCCCGCGTGCCACGCGCATCCCGCAGCCACCACGTAAACAGTTCCATCCCGACCAAGCCCATAGTTAGCCAACGGTCCTGCCAATCCTGCCCGACCGTTAGTAATGACTCCCAAGCTCGGCATGTTTCCGACTTTAGGTCCGGCGGTGTGATGACAGACAACACCTTCTAGGACGCGCATTCCCCCATGACCACGTCCGCGCCATCCACTTTGCTCTGCAACCGGATAGCCCGTAAGCCTAGCCGCATCTACTAGCCAAGGAATATAGACACTCATTCGGCCTGCTCCGACCACATACGGGTATAGACTCCCTTGACCGAATTGTCATCCGGCGCAGTGGGGTCCATAATTCGTTCAAACAATCTGCCCTCAGCTTGGGCAAGACTCTTTGGTTGGTCGAAGCCTTCTTCCTCGGGATAATCCTGTGGAAGCCTAACTTCGTCAAGAGATTGACAAGGTAAATAGTGGGTACTGTCGGGAAGATCCTCGACAATATCCTCTTCGGTCATCATCCGATAGGCTTCGGATTGCCTATCCATCGCTTTTCCTCCACAAATAGAAAAGCCCCGCACAATGGCGGGGCTAGTCTATTGCGGGGTTAGTCGTCTGCCAACCATATGTCGACGAATGGCGATTGGATTCTCAGGACGACGACCATATAGCGTAACAGGTGCCTCGTCGCATCCATAGCGTGAGGCATTCCCGGAAGCCAGAGCCCGAGCTGTTGTATCTTAGCGTTGGTAATTAAATGCTTGGCGGTCGAGGCATTTCTGGTGTGGTGCTTGGTACCATTGAGAGCGCAGAACAATTCAAGGATGCCGATGTATTCACAAGAGACCAACTCAACCTTGGTCCTGCCGAGAACGGGATTGCCCTCGTCGTCTTGGTAGACATGCTGACGGAATTGGAAAGACTCCCACACTATCTCCGTGAATGCATTGGCATGGAGCAATGCCCAAAGCTGAGCATGGTGAGGCTGATCGCTAAGGTGCCATTGACGGAACTTGATTTGCTCGACAGAGGTGAGTCGCTCATCGGGTGAAGACGGTTCCCACTGAGCAGAGGCACAGCCGGTAGTTCCCCCGGTATCCAGGGAAAGAATATGAAAGGGGCGCCCGTCCCATCTCCGAACGGGCGCCCCTACCTTTCGAGGCATTCTTTTCACGAGGATTGCTTATGCCTCTTCGTACTCCTCGTCAATCTCTTCCGTTTCGGTATCCGCATCGACGTCACTAGTTGCGCCATTCTTACGCTCGCGCTTCTGAGCAGTACGAGAACGGTAATAGACCGCGTTCTCGTCCGCACCCTTTTCGATAAGTCGCTTGTCGAGGTCAAGGCCAATCTCGGGGAGACCTTCGGCGAGCCCCAACTTATTGAGGTGAAGCTTAGAACGGTTCAGCTCACGGAGCGCTGCGTCTGCGTGCTCCTCACTGTCGACAGGAATCCTTTGCCACTTTCCAGTGTCAAAGACATCATCCCTACGAAGAATGTCATCGAAATAGCTGGGCTGACGGACTCGACCGGGAGTCTTTCGATCCGGCTGGAAGTCGGGAGGGGCAGGCTCGGAGGTAAAGGCAAAGCGAGGATCGGTGTCAAGCTCCTCGTCAACTTCGGTGTCGTCGGTTGCGGTGGTCACGTCTTCTGCATCCCCTTCTGGCTCAAGAACTGCCACACTGCCGCTGTCCTCGTCATTCTGAACGCCACGGCTCTTGGTTGACCTGGGCAAATTAAAGTCCTTACGTGGAGTTTGGGTGGTGGGTGGGCTGGCAAGTCCAGTCTAGCTACGCTTCGCGTCAAGTCAAGGTCATTATAGGTCCGACCATCGTTTGCCCACCTTGGCGTCGGTACGAAACGGGACGTAACCCTCCGTAACTTCCTCACCCGTTTCGACCATTATTTTATCCATTAAAGCAACTACATCGTCAACCTCATCGGGTGATGCCTCAGCATAGAGGGCATCGTGAACGAGATTAACCACGAATATCCCTTGCTTGGTACACCTAGCGGCTGCCTCCAAACCAATATCACTTGCTGTTGATTGAGGTAGAAACGCCATTGCTTCGTTCTCAACATCACGTTGGTTTGTTGGAGTAATGAGATAGAAACGACGGTGTCTCCCGAATGGGTTAACCAGATCCTCACCTCGGTGAATCCGCTCGACCACTTGCGCCTGAAATGCTTTAATCTTAGGGATGCGAGCATTGAATAGTTCCATTTGCTTTCGGGCTTCATCGACCGTCATATGGAAATCAGGATCAGCGGCAATTCCTTCAGGGGTTCGCCCATACGATACACCGTAGGCGAACGTCTTAATCAAGGTACGGATCTTTGCCTTATCGTCCTCAGACATCTCGGCAAAGCCGGGGATCATCTGAAGACAAAGCTCAACAAAGAGATCCTTTGTGGTGTCGGCAAAGAGATCCCGTAGAGTTTCCTCTTTAGCTAGCCACGTCAGTACCCTCAGCTCTGCTTGAGCATAGTCAAGAGTAATAAGAACACGGCTAGGATCCGCGATATACTGCTCTCGGATAACCCTATCTTTAATGACGTTCTGTAGGTTGGGGCCGCGAGAAGAGAGACGACCAGTAGTAGCACCATGGATAAGGTAAGTAGTATGAACCCTACCATCCTGGGTAGCTTTCTCGTCAGGCCCCGTGACATAAGTACCTCTCTTCTTTGAGAGGGCTCGGACATCCAGAACTAGCTTAATAGTATCTTTAACCTCAGGCTTTACCTTATGATCAGGCTGCTCAAGGATAACTTTAAGGTGGTCCTCATCCGTACTGTCAGTACGAATGCCGTGGTCTAACAGGTAAGCCATGACCTGTTGCCAAGAACGGGGATTAAAGGGAAGAAGTTCTTCCAGGTGGTCGATTTGCTCTGTAAGGTCTGCTTCTATTTCCTTGGAACGTTCATGGTCCCACCCCATTCCATTACGTTCGACAATGGTAAGCATGGGAGAGACGGTTCCAATAAGCCACGAATAGAATTCATCAAGACCCTTGCTTGAGATGAGGTTTCTAAAGTAACTCTTAAGGAGCCTGGTCGCGTGCACATCATAAGCATTGTATCGATTGAGGATGTGGCGAGGGATGGCACCGTATCCCTCCTCCTTATTAATGTATTCCTTGACCTCATCTTTCCAGTCGGGGGAACCGAGTAGTTCCTGTCCCATATATTCGAGACCGTGGATTCCCCGGACCTCATAGCAGGCGTAAGACGCAAGCATAGTATCATCGACAAGAGGGAAGGGGACATCGTGATCCAGGAACGACATAAGGACACCGGCATCGTATTTCCCGTTCTGCGCTATGACACCACACTTACATAGAAGGTCAACCATCTTACGTTTGTTAATGAAGGTGAGGTCATCTCCTGTGACCTCGTCGATACCGAAGCAGGAATCGGCAAAGACGTAAACATGGTGTTCATGAGAGACATCTGTTGGGCCTATACCGATGCATAGTACGCGACCAAAGAGTCCATCATCGCGCCCAAAGGATACATCCTTATCCCGTCCGGACTCAGTGTCGACGACGACTCCGCTACCCCTATTAAGGTGTAGAATTTCATCCATAATAGCGTAAGCTTCCATGGGACGAGTGATTACCTCATAAGAGGGCTCGTACCAGGAACCAATTCGCTTCTTATTGATAGCCTTGCCGAAGTCACTGAGCATGAGAGGAAACATGCCATGTGACCGTAGACAATAGGCAGGGTGGAACGTCGGGACCAGCTCAACAGGGATGGAATTATCTAAGGCAATCAGCTTGGGAGGACCCACGCGCAGCTTGGTAATGCCCTTTTTGGTCTGCTCTTTGGGCAGGAAAGGAGCGACCGCCGAGTTACCCATAGCCACTACGGTGTGGATTCCTGCCGTCTCTAGGTCATGGATAAGGCGCGGGCGACAGCATTCAATAGCCTCTTTAGGGAGGTCTTTCATGGAGTTCGGGTAATGACAACTCGCTGCGTTGGTAAGTAGGACACTACCACGGTCCACCCCGTACTTAAAGAGGACAGCATTAAGAAGTTGGCCAGAGGCTCCCATAAAGGGTTGCCCTGTTCGAATCTCATGCTGAGCCGGAGCTTCCCCGACGAAAGCCATCCCTGAAGAAGAATCGGGATCATTTGGGAATTTAGTGGGGACGTACCTACCTCGACGTCCCAAAGGGCACCGCTCGCACTCAGCGAGAGGATGTTTTCTTTCTGCGATAGTGAGAGGTAACTCATTATGCCGACCCATCCTCTTGAGAGTCGTCCTCGTGGTGGGTGCCGGGGGGACTGATTCGGATGGGGGCGGAGGTTGGCCTTTCTTCCTCATCATTCCCGGCAACGTAAGAGTCCTCTCGATTCATTCTGCGCGCTATTCTCTGGTAATCAGGTGGGTAGTATCGTATCTCCGTTCCCTTTCTACTCTTGGGATTAGGGAATGGATCTATCAACAATGACCTACGGGCCATGAGGGTTTCCTCGATACCGAGGATATCTTTTTTAGCAATACGAAACTTCTGCATGACCTCGGTCTGAGTCGGTGCCTTAGGAAAGACAGCCTTGACCCACGAGATAATCTTATCCATCTTCTTTTCGAAGGGGGACAGATGCGGTTGCTGCTCAATTGCCAGAGCAAATTCGGTAGCGGTATCCAACCATCCCGCCCCGAGATGAATGGCCTTGATCAGATCCTCGTCGGTAATCTTATCCCTTAGCTCAGCTCCACAGATGAGAATGGCTACCTTGAGAATAGAGTTCTTCAGACGATCATAGATCGGCGCATACAGGTTGGGGTCGGATGATTGCCTACCCATCTCCCGAGCGTCTTCCTCCAATGCTCGCATCCGAGCCCAAAACTCGGGAGTGCCTTGGAGAAGTATTCTCTTTGGCTTAGCGGGTGGAGGGATCTTGGTTAATCCGGCAACGCCGCCACCTATAGAGATGACGTTAGAGGGTGCGTCGTTTTCTGTCCTCTCAGGCTCATTGTAGAATTTGTGAATCCTCCACAGCCTGTCGATAATCTTTTCTCTCGGCGTCTGCTCACCGAGTAGTGGCATGACCTCATCGTCAGGTGGCGGACCAATCGGCCGCATCTGATCGGGTGACGTCTGGCCTGTGATGAAGATGAATCTCGGGAGGAAGCCAGAACGGATATGATCCATGCTGGCTATTTCTTCCATTCGAGTCTTGATCCCTCCCGACATAATAACCAGGAAGGGATGCTTGATAGAGATAGTTTCTCGTCGGAGCTTGCGCTCCTCTGGCTGTCCATCGTAGAGACGGGTCAAAGACTCAGCCGTACCCGCCATATACTCTTTGTGCATGATGGAATGCATAAAGCCGGTGATCTCATCTCGATGGAAGAGTGAGATCCTTTCATCTCTAATACCCATCTCCGTCAGGAGACCTTCTGGTGATCCATCATTCGCCAGTAGGTAGTCGTCCATGACGTCGTCGAGTATGCGTCTGGCAATGTCCATACTCGTCGACTTGCGGGTAGTGGTAGTGCCAGCTAGGATCATTATCCAGATGTTAGGGATAAAGACGCCAAAGCTTGTGGGCAGGCAAATATTCGGGGCCATTATCGTAGAGAGGATAACGGCTCCGGTTCCTTTATGGTACTGTACAGGCGCATCCGTAATGGTATGTGCCCACTCCGCATAGGCATCTATAAATGTCTGTGGGAGGTCTTCTTCGGGTGGGTCATTCGATCGAAGAAAAGTTACCACCCTGAATTACCCCCTCCTTCTATGGCTCAAAATGAGGGAAATCCCGGGGTCCAGGGGACATCGATATTTAGAGCGCCAAGGGGAGTGTCCCTACCGCAATGGGACACTCCCCGGTCTTGCTTTAAGACAGCGTCACACCGTGACCTCTTCGGTGGGCGCGTCTTCCTTAACTTCCTTTGCCTTTGACTTTGCCTTGGTAGGCTCGGGCTTAGGCTCGGGCTCAGCCGGCCTTTCCTCTTCCAGCGGGAAGAAGTCATTCACCTTGTTACGGGCGTTGTACTCCTGACCCGTCTTGCGGTTCTTCTTTGCAGGCTGCTGACCAATCTGAACGAGAAGCCTCTCACCAATCATTTGGTCAGGGTAAAGCGCAATTTCGCCAGAGGTGTCGTACCAGCAGGCGTCGAGGAACGCCTTAATGCGCCAGTAGCTTCCCTCTACCATCACCATTCGGTCGAACACTCGGCGACCCTTGACCTTGACAGTCTCCTCAGAAGACCTCTTAGTCTTGGGGTCTCGAACCCGAGAGGTGATTTCCTCGTCGCCATCCTCGGTGGATTCAACTGTGAATTCCCAGTTGATCATCCGAGCACCCTTGTTCTCGGACTCTTCTCCTGTGACTTCCTCGTCGGTGTAGTCGGTAATTTCGACGATGTACTTACCGTTAGGAATCAGGAAGAAAGCCTTCCTGCCCTCGACTCCGGTAAAGTCAATGCGGATCGGTTCGTCCTGGTCTACATCAGACATTTTCTCTCCAATTACAGTGACAGTGACAGTAAACAGTTACCAGTTATGCGCGCTTGCGCATCATTTCACGTTGCGGTTGAGTTGATTGAGCCCCTCCTGCTGAGGCACCACCTCCCTTAAAGTTAACTGTTGAGGCTGAGGGATGACGAATCATCATGTCGTACAGAAGTTCCATTGTCGGATTCTCGATGACTACAGGAACACCAGGGAATCGACACTTGGCGATGACGAAGTCATCCTTATCCGTCTGCACAAACCTGATGTTTTGTCGTCCACGTCGTAGTGCGTACATATAAAGTACGACGTCGAAGAATGCCGGTGCGTCTCCTCTTAGCTTCTTCGAAAGACTCGGTCGAATCAGCATCTTAGGGTCTTCACCCTTTTTGGCTGCCGACTTGGGATCAGGAGTCTCCGACGTCGTCGCGATGAAGAAAGAATTCATCTTCAGGTCACGGAATGCCCTGAAGAATCGACGCATCTGAGCGGTTGTTTCATTCCACTCATCGAACTTAGGCATGGGTGCGTTGATTTCTACTTGCTCATCGTACCCTGCCAAGTGGCCCATATTAATAGCCTGAGCCTCGGTGACACTGTCCACGATGACTGTCTTAAAGGGGTGGCGCCCCTTAAAAAGGTAGTCGTAGACCTCTTGCATATCGTCCCAAGTCAACTGGACATCTTCGTCAGGGATAGTGGTAATCTGATCCCTTGCTTCCTGAGGGAGATGCTCTAGGACAGTTGTTCCATTGTCCAAGTCGACATAGAGGACAGGAGACATCTCGGGAACCATTGACGCCATTGCAGCGAGCAGAGACTTACCGGCACCAGGCTCTCCGTAGATGAGAGCGTTAATGCGTCCGGTATTACCTGACGATCGCGTCTTGAGTTTGCCGATGTTTCCCACGGCCAAACGAGGAGGAACCGTTTCCACCATCGTCGAATCTACGACGACAACCTCGCTACTAGTCATTCGTCACTTCTTCCATCTGCTCATGGCGGCTACGATCCATCCAATGCCGCCGATCTGTTTGGATAAAACCTCCCTCCAATAATAGGTCAACAGACTCGTCTCGGAAAGTACCAATACAAGGTTGCCGGTACTTACATTGGAGACATTGGAATCTGCTGATGTTGGGATAGGTTCGTGGGCGACCGACCATATCGGCAGCCTCTTCGGCAATGTTGCCACCGATCTGCTCCAACTCAGTGTCAGTCTTCACGATGACATGCCGCATACTGAAAAGCTTTGCCTGTGCGCCTCTTAAGAATTCAAGGTACTCGTCGTAGTCACCGCGAATGAAAGCTTGGGGATCATGGCGGGCTACGTAAGGCTCAAAGACGTCCAGGTTAGTTGACTGCACCTTGGACGTGGAGAAGAGACAACCCTTTTGTATGCGTTTGAGGAGGCGCGGAGGACGAGGGTAGTCCTTGCGCATCTCTGCGTAGATAAACCCACGGATGTCAAGGTTGAGGACTACTGCGAGAGCCCAACAGTACCCTCCAACTTGGTCATCGAGTTGGAGGAATTCATCATCCTTGGAGATGGTAGCGGCCGTCTTCCAATCGAAAACGTAATAACCGCCGTTGTTCTTATCCTCACAGAGCGCATCCACCCGGCCGGAATAGACGACAAGGGAATCGTCAGACTCAGGGTCATTGGAATGGACCTGCCCACAGTGGGGAGAGTCAAGACAACGGAGAGGTTGGCTCGGATTATCGGGATCGTCTAGAGTAACCTCAAACGGAATCTCGACAGCGACAGGTCTAAACCACCCGTCAAATTCAGGGTGGATATACTGTGCATGATAGCCGAGCATTCCAGAACCCAAGTCGAGACGATTCTGGTATGCGTCTGCCAATTCTAGAGGAAGCTCATTGAGCTTATGATGCTCTAGGTAGAGCTTCCTTTGCAGGTCGCACTCTAAAAGGAATGCCTCGATAGCTGCGGCTAGCTTCTCGTCAGTATCAGTAGTGTCCCACGTGGCGGGAGTGTAAAAGACTTCCATTCCACGGTGGACAGCTATACCGAAGTCGAATCTTTCTTCACGCTCCATCGGGACATACCCCTCACGGTATGCCCAATTCCAGCGGCGACGACAGCTTCTGAATGATTTTCGTTCGCTATTATGAATTTCATGCAAGGCCGTACCCCCATTGGCGACAACCATATGAAGTCGATCATACCACGGAGGGTAGCCCCGGTCAAACCGACGAAGTAATTACACTGTTGTAGTTCAAGTGGATCTACGCAGTGGATCTACGCGGACGGACTGACACGAGGGTAGTCCGTAAGAGTCTCGTTGGCGACACTTGGACCTGCGTTGCCTCCAAGGGATGCTAGGAGACACTTAATGAGGCTCAGGATGGCTGCGCCCAGGGCAGGACCGAGTGTCAGAATCCAGTTCCACGTAAAGACGTTAAAGTCAATAGCGCTGAACAGGAAGATACCAAAGTAGGTTTCGAGGAAGGTGAAAAGGACCCGTTCTATAGTCGCCTTCCAGAAAGACCAAGTGAAGATAGGGTGGGCATCATTCGGGTGGCTCATAGTTACGATTATCCTGCTTCATAATGACCTCTGGATCATCATGCAAAGCATGGTACATTAGGCTGGCTTCGCGAAGACGTCCACAGACCCAATAGACAAAAGCAATTGCTACGGAACCGACAATGACCCAAGTCATGAGAGAGTCAACGAATGGAAAGAAAGCACCAGCGATGACGATGGCAAACAAGCAACAGAGGCAAAGCGTAATCCATCTAACTTCTTTACTACTTTGACCGCTACCGCCACCACTAAACATTGGTTGGTCGCCCCATCGCGACATTATTTGTCCCCTCCGTTAAGCTCAAGGATGGGATGAGGTTTGGGCAGTGGCTCAATCTTCGGAGGTAATTCAATGAATTCATACCACCGAATGACCGCCCGACCCCATCTCACAAACAGTTCTATGCGCCGTTCGAGAAGGACAATCTTATCAGACTGAGCCTTGATCGTCACAACCTGCGTAGCCTCTTCTGCTTGCAGGTTCCTGACCAAGCTGTCATAGCCGGTGACTACCGTAGACTCTTTATTTGCCTTACGAGCTTGAAGGGCGGTAAATATCCCACCGAGTACCGTCAAAACGCTAATCAAAACAGTTAATACAATCTCCACACCACCCATTGTCACCCATTTCTCATGAATCGGGCAAGATAGAGAACAAGGACAACGAGGGTGGTGGCGACAAGAAATCCTACAAAAGCAGAAAAACCCCCACCATAAAGCAGTGAGGTAAAATAGCCCATCGCCCACGTAATAGGTGGAAGGATGAGGACACCGTAGCCAATATCCTCAATCGCCCCGCGCCTCCGACTAACAATCATAGCTACGATAGCGAAGACGCCTGCTACTATCCACAGCCAACCAAATAGTTCGCCGGTAATTTTCACAACTTCCGGAAGCAGTTCCTCTCCCCCAGAGTCCAGGTGAGTGAGGATTGCTATCCCAAATATAGCGAACGGTACCCCCAAGATACCGAGAATGGTTCTCCGATTCCCTTTCAGCCGATATTTCATCGGCCGGGTCTTTTGGGTTAGGAAAGCACCAAACGTTGTCCGGGATAGATTCGGTTTGGATTCTTACCAATGGTTGCTCTGTTGAGCTGCCATACGGTTCGCCAATGAGTTCCGGCAATTTTGACGAGGGTATCTCCTCGTCGAACCACGTGGGTTCTTGATCCGGCAGGAGTGGAACGAGGCTTAGGTGCGGCTCGCAACACAGGAGGTGCGGGTTTAGCGGGCGCACTCGCCCTTTGTGGCGCCTTCGGAAGCTGAATGGTGACGTGCTTCTTTCCACTGGCCCAACAACTTCGAGAGGCCGACCAATCGGAGAGGCTAGGGTTTCGCGCGAAGATGGTATTGGCGACGATCTTTTGCTCCGCGAACGACGCCTGCATAGCCGTGGGAGCAAACCTGAGGCCGCCATTGCGCGCCCAAGTTCCATTGGTAATCTGGAAAAAACCGCTAGCGGTGAAGGGTCCGGAAATTGCGGTGTG